CACCAGTTTGCTCGTGCAAAGTTCGTACTTTAACACGTCCAAGATATCGCTTATCTTTAGGATCTTCGGTGGGATCAAGCTCAACGACCCGACCCATAAACCATCTAAAAGTATCACCGAGATTGTAATACGCCATCTATCTCTCCATCAACCTAACGATTTGCCGTACTGATTCGGCTTCGCTATATCCATTACTAAGAAGTGTTCGAACACATTATTACGAGTCTGATCACACCGATGTTTTAAATTTGTTACGATATAATTCTCTGAGAATATTTTATTCTGTTGTGGCTCACGCGTTAAACCAGAAATCTCAGGAAAATTCACTTTAATGACATCACCAACACGCATATTCGTATCGCCGTAGGTTCTAATGCGTACAGTATATTGCGTGATTCTCTCATGGAATGGCCGTTGATAATGTAGATTCTTATTGTGTTCCATCTCGGGACGAGTACCATCTTTCACTGCCATGCGTGTTACACCTGGCATCTCCATCGTAAAACCGTTATATTCCGCACTGTTAAAATCAAACGAATCATCTGTCTTCTTAAAGATAGTATGATCGCCAAGATTATTATATTCGTTCATTAAATAATACGAACCACGATGAATGTCAAACTCTCTGAACTGATTGCGCATTGCACCAGCAACTACTTTCTTAATTGACGAACCTTGGCCTGTAGTTTCGTATGATAAGATATTTCGATAGTTAACTACTTTCTCAAAAGGTGAATTTCTATTCGACGTATCGTAGAAGAATTCTTTTTCTGATGCACCTGGTTTTCTATCTGTAATCAACTTTTCTATCGTCTGAAAATGATAGCCTTCGTAATCTTGATAGAAAACAAATACCGATGATTTATTTCCTTCGGCAGATACTGCCCTTTCTTTAATCAGATTAACTACCTGAAATGGTCGAACCATGTTACAGGCATAATCAAACTTACCCTTCGTAGATTCTTTTGTAATGAGCGGGATTTCTGCGCCAAGATCTTGAGTAATTACTTCATTGAGTGCATCATGATATAGCATATCTCGATAACGACGTGTCATTACCATGTAGCTATTTTTAAGATAGTCTTTCGTCACACAACGTAATTTGTATTGTCGTAGATTTGACATATCATTTGTTGTCAAACCCTGAATACTTTCTACGAAGAACTTATATGTCAGAGCTTTACGTGTCGGTGTCTGAATAGTTAACTCGATAGTTTCTTCACCACCCAATGGGAATTCATTCATTAGTTCTATACCTTCAGCGATATAGAAATCAGCTGCAATCGTATAGTTGTCTAATGATTCGTAGATATCGAAGCTTTTGACGAGGTTCCTAATATTCAGCTTTTTACCGCCACTGAATGTTTTAAGAGTGATTTCGTCTCCGACTATATCAACATGAGAAGCATCTTTCTGCATCTTTCACCTATTTCAGCAAGTCGTCTAACTGCTTATTTACTCGATTTGCATAGTCGCTATCTACAAGATAGACATTGCGGTTTTGTTCGTTTAATTCAAATTCGAAATCATAATAATAATACGGAGAAAAATAAACTTGCTCAACAGACGGAATTACATCTTTGATTAATGTATATGTTTCGTAATTAAAATTAATAGTGACTCCAGAAGTGTCACCAGTGACGTCAAAGTTTGATGTCATCTCGCTCCAATCACCTGTAATATGTTGTAAAGTAACATACGTAGTATCAGATGTTGCAACAGTTGCACTACCACTCGATGAACCAGAAGTAAATCTAACGATTTCTCCTTTCGTAAATGGTGTAGTTGCTGTAGAACTATAGCTATAAGAAATGATTCGATTTGTAGACGCATACATTTCTGTCTTAGTTCGTTGATAACCAATAATACCTAATTGATTAAAGATTGGCTCCCAATATTTTTTACGTTCGCCAACTAATGAATCATAGGCTCCTTGTGAAATAATCTGATCATCGCCTCTATAATTATTTCTATAAACGAAAACTTTCTTACGAGCGATTTCCTCTGATACATATTTTTTCTTGATATTTGCTGAAAAATCATCTTGATTCAAAGGCATATCAAAATATGGATCTACGACATCATTTGTCATATAGATCAACCAATCAAGATCTACATCATCATAATAATCAAATGCTAATGTCTCTGGTCTCGTTCCTTCTGGCATTTCAAATGTATAAAACGCAGACAAGAAATTTTTAACATTTTTATTGAAATCCACACGACGCATAATATTGAGCGAAGGAATATCATTATAAATTGTAATAGGAAATTTACGGAAGTATTGAGTTCTATCTGACATTTTAATCCCTCTTATACGTCCATAGCCGTCATATTCTCCATTTCTTGGAATGTAAGAATAAGATTGATTGCTACAGGTGCGCCATCTACAAAGAAAGCAGATGTGCCTTCAGCTGTATAATTAACCGAAAATGTTTTAACAGCAGATTTCATAAATTTACCATAAACACTTTCATTCGGTTTTACTGATGGTTGTAATACATGCGGATATTTCAAGAAACTTCCAGCTTTTTCTGGAAGTATGCGTTTCTTCATTTGAATAATTATATCTTTTAACGTAGCCGCTTCATCAGCTGATCGTGGTACTAATTTCCAAGTCCAAGTAAATTGACGTAATTCCAAACCTTTGAAGAATACTGTTGGGTGTGGGTTTGGAATCTCGCCAGTAATCCGGCCAGCTAAACCTCCTAGTACTTCGTCAGCTGAGTTTAATGCTGCAAAAGCTGCACGTTTTGTAACTTCATCTGTCGCATTAGCAATTTCTTCTCCAGTCATTTTTGAAACTCTTTCTGAAAACTCAGTTCCTAAATTTTGTATGCCACCCAATCCAGCTCCCCTATAACCTGCATTTTGAGCTGCATCAGATTGCAATACATCTCCAAGAATTCCTGTATCTCGTTCTTGATATTTGACTTCATGATTGATAGTAAAGTTTTCAGGTATAGGTAACCATACTTTAATCGATGGCGCAACCAATCCGGGCGCTGTAGGTGACTCTCTATCATACGTCCAAAACCACAATTCAATAAATGACGCAGCATTTTCTTTAAGATCTGGCGGGAATGAATATCCTCCATAATTTAAATCACTTTCGCCGACTAAAAGATTCTTTTTATTTTGAATTTTTTCATAAGGACTTTGTTTCTTAAAACTCGGCAATCGATTATCCAATCTACCCATATCAATTGGATTTTTAGGAAACTTTTGAGGAAGAGTAATTTTATCCGTGACAGTTGATGATACAGCTGTCGTCAATATCTTTTCTGCACCTTTACTAAATGCTCCTGCTCTTTCGAGTTTAGCAGCAACGTTCGCACCCAATTCCATGGCAGATTTTTGATGGTTATTTAGATTAGTAATAGAGTTAGCTACACTACCATTCAATACTCCTGGTCGTGTACTAATACTACCTAAATTTTTAATTCCTGCGATCTGTGTCTTTTCGAGAGAAGATAGCTCGTTCTTCAATTGAGCTGCTATCGGACCAACCGAATCGATTGTAGTTTTTTCTGCCATGATTATTCCTATAAATATTGTTATGGCAAAGACTTATAAAGGCGTCTTCAAACCTAAAAATCCGAGTAAGTATCGTGGAGATCCTACCAACATTATTTATAGAAGTAGGTGGGAGCTATACTTCATGAGATATCTCGATGACAATTCCGGTATAAAAGAATGGGCAAGTGAAGAATTGGTCATTCCCTATAGATCACCGATCGATGGAAGAGTACATCGTTACTTTCCAGATTTTTGGATTAAGAAGATCAATCGCGAAGGAAAACTAGATACGGTCGTAGTGGAGATTAAACCTCATAAAGAAACCGTAGAGCCAACTCCGCAAAAAAATCTTACTAAGAGGTATTTATACGAGGTGAAGACGTGGGGTGTAAATTCTTCTAAATGGAAAGCAGCACGTTCATATTGTGAGGATAGAGGTTGGGATTTTATGATTATAACTGAGAACGAACTCGGTTTAAAATTCTAATGGCGGACCTTCTTTCTCTTTATTTTTCTTCTCGATAATAAGATCTACGTATACCTCTCTTTCGAAAGGTATCATATCATTAATTTCTGTGATTGAGAAGTTGTGCGACTGAGTTACGTCAAAGTTGAGCTTATAATGATTGTAGAGCGTCATATAACTCAGCCCAACTGAAAAAAATCATCAAGATCCCTAAAGACAACTCTCTTCTCTTTCCCTTCACTATTTGTATAGTTAACAACGTGCTCAATTTTTGGTGATGTCTCAAAGAATTTCTGTATCTTATTATATGCATCGATTGGTAGCATATCGATAAATTCTTGTTTGTTCTTCTTCGACTCTTGTTTCCAGCTATATACTTCTTCATCATCAAAGATGGTATCGATACATGCGTCTAACATTTTCTCAGTTAGATCTACCATACTCTCAACTTTAGCAACTGAATCTGACATCGCAGGAGTAGGATATTGTAAGGTGATACCGATATCGTCAGTAATCATGATTTTATTATTATGTTCTTCCGGAAATTGTACAACGACATCATTTAGATCGAGTTCTAAATCATATTCGATACCATCAGTACTGTCTTGTACTTTGAATTTTACGATATTACCCACAGACACAGAACGGATTTGAATAAACAAATATTCCATATCAAAGACTGGTAGTGTATTAACATTAAAATCTTCTTTTAATACACAATTATTAACAATTGTTTTGATCGCATTGTAAATATCGATCTTTTCACCCGATTCTTTTGCAATAAGCAGTACCTTTTCTTCTTTGACCAAGAAAGGTCGATACATTATTTTTTCTTTAGTGGAAGGTAATTCACACTCAAAAGTAGGGGTAGAAATTTTAGGGAGTGCCATGATATAGCTCCATTTTTAGCCAAATATTTTAAATCTTGTAAACCTATAATTCACTGCAAATCTTGCGATTTCGTCGTGTTGGCCCCATCCTAGCTGCATAGGTTCAACTACGATAGGGAATGCTTCGATGAATTGTACCATCTTTGCTAATTGATTTTGCTGATTATATATCGTGAGATTCATATCAACAACATAGTCTTTTAAATACTTTGCTCCGTACTTAGCATCGCCGTCTAGATCAACGATTTGATTTCCCCATTCTCTAAACGATTTATAAATCTCAGCTTTATCATCAACGGTGTGTGTCATTGATACTTCTTGAGGATTGTACCTATAGGGTATATTATACATCAAACCGTTTCCATAGGGAGAATAATTGTCAACAGATAAGAAAGAAATACCGGGTGCACTCACAGTTTCAGCGCGTACTAATATTTCTTCACCTCCACCGGCCGGTGGGCTGACAAGCAATTCGTAACGACTAGCCGGTAGACTATCCTTTATTCTTCCTTTCCATGCTGGTATTGAAAATGGCATTTAGTTTCTCTGAATAAATTGTTTAGAATCTCGCCACACAACACTCGCTTGTTTTTTCCTAAATCGTTGTGTAGGTAGCATGAGCGCGATGTCCCATTCTTCGTATGGTATCCACAAGAATCGTGATCTGACCTGTGAATTGAGGTAGCGTTTTACCGTGGGCCTAAAGTATTTATATCTCGCGAGAGAATTAAGTAAACCATAATTCAATCGTAGCTTTTTAGATTCACGCAAAGCATCATTTCTTTCTATCTGATATAGTCTATCCATCAATCGAGCTCGAAAAACTGGAGGCAAATAATGTAGATTCATGCCAAGAAAACCATCGCTATATTTTTCTAATACAAATATCAATGGAAACACATCATAATATGGCAATGTATCTTTGCCTTTTGGATCATACTGAAACATATACATGCGGCCGATGTCAGTTTCAACCATTTTAGTATACGCACGGTCGCGATTACGAAGCTCACGCTTCATATTTACTGACTTAATCGACTGAGCTTTATCTCTGTACCAATCTCTCGATTCTTCTGCGTCAGAGAAATTTTGTGCTTTGCCTTCAGTCGCTATCTTTTGAAAAATATATGTAGCCACGCTTGTCCGTATAAATAGATATATTCTACTTATTTATGTTATTCCCCATATGGCCAAAGTAACAAAATTCCTTAGACTACTTGCTAAACTGCGTAGAGCTACTCGAGCAGACAAAGTACGTAAAACTACACAAGCTGCAAAAGCTTCTGCTGATACTGCGAAAACAGTTGGTCGTGGTAGTGGCTTGCTCGGTAAACTTGCAACCGGCGCAATAGCTGGCGGAGCTGGCGCTGCGGCAGGTGCCGCGGCCGCTGGTGGTGGGACAGGTCAAGGTGATGGATCTTCCGCGGCGATTGATCAAACTAATCAAAAAGGTAGAGAAGATACACCTCAAGATGATCCTACTATTATAGTACCTGAAATTGATGTTGATAGTTTACCTGCTGCCGCTGAACGTACAGATCTCACTGTCATTGAAGAAACTCCAATTGATGTCGAGATCGATCCTGTTCCAATTGTAGAAAACTATTTTGATGATAACTATACGCCTATCAAAGTCAAAACTGCGGCCATTCCAGCTGGTGCTGAGATTAGTGCTATCTCAAATAGTATTGGTGCAATGGCCGCCCAAATTGCTGCGCTTAAAGGTTTAACTGATGCGGTCGAGACAGCAACAGAAGAAAATCAACGAACTAAACGAGCAAATGAAAGACGACGTGACGAAGCAGATGTAGAAAAGAAAGACGTATTCGATCAAGGTGTCGAAGATGTTCTCGGCGCAGCTGGTACTGGTATCGGCGCATATCTATCTAAATTCTTAGTTCCTGGATTATTACT